ATATTCCTGCGTATCTTTCAACCGGTGAATATGTTCTTCCAGCTAATGTAGTTCGGTATTATGGGTTATCTAGAATTACTGATCTACATAAGAATGCTTTGTTTGAACTTCAACAAATGGAAGATCTTGGTCTAATCCAAAATGTAGATCATAACGGTGAAGAAGAAGATGACGATAATGAGATGGATTTTATTCAAGAACCAGAAACACTCGTTGTTGTAGAGTCTTCAAAAGGTTTAATGCACCCTATGCACTTTAATGGGGGAGGAACTTCTTCTGATCCCAATGAAAACGACGATCCGTCTATGGATATGTCAGGAAAAGGAACTGATGGAGGCACTCAGGCATCGGGAGGAACTGATGTACAAGACCCAGCAGCTATGTCTGTAGATCCTAGTTTTGGTCCAAGTCTTACTGATGTACAAGACCCCGCAGCTATGACTGTAGATCCTAGTTTTGCTGAGAAAAGTCTTGTTGATAAAGTTGGAGAATTTGTAGCACTGTCACTTGTAAGAGGTATTCCAACAATATTAAACAAATCGCAGGAATTTGCTAAGGAAGCGCAGAAACAAGCGCGAGCTAGAGGTATATCTTTTGATACCTTCGGTAATGAAGAAACTGATGCTGGTTTTAGCGGATTTGGAAAAGGTACAGAGATTGGGGGTGATAACGGCTCTAGAGGTGGTGACGGAGATACTTTAGATTTTATAGCAAAAGAAGAATCAAGAAAACTTCCTGAAATTACAACTTCTGTCCGGCAATTTGTACCTAGAGTTGGTATTGTTGATACTCGTCCAAGAGGTCTTATGAGGGCTGCTGAAGGTGGTATGGCTTACGTACCAGGGGTAGGATTACTAGGGACCGGTCAAAACGTGTCTGAAGAAACAACATCAGAACTAGAATTACCTTCCCTAAGCTTTGATAAATTTACCGCAGATGTCTTTGGCTTTGGTAAAGTTCCGAATGTGGATACTCTAGGTGCAAAAAAAGCTGTTGAAGAATTTACTAAAAATAAATTTGAAGAGTATAAAACTAAGCCGCCACTTACTGGAGCAGATCTACAAACTCGCGTTAAATCAGCTAAAGAAATTAGCCCGAGATCAATTCTTGGAACTGACGGGCAAGGACCGGAAGCTAGTAAAGAATATGCTAAAGATAAAGAACTTCGACGTATCCTTATTAATCGAGGCGTTGATGGGGAAAACTTTGCAGACGTTATTAATAATTATAGAGCAGGACAAAGGCAAATCTTACCAAATAGTAGTCCTCTTTCAAATGAACAACTTATTGCAGAATTAGACGCGCTAAGTAACTCCCGTCGTGTTACTCGTGAAGGAGTTACATCAAGTGATATTCCAGAAGGTGCTACTAACCGAGATGTTTTAAAAGGTATTTTTGCACCTCAAATTTCCAGTTTGGAACAATACGATAGCCGTAATCGTCAACGTACAGGTAAAGAAGATCGTATCGAGGCTATTGTTACCTCGGATTCATTAGGTGAAAAATACGGTTATAATTTAGATGATCCCGCAGATCCTGATACTTTAAACAAGATTGTAAACTTTGCAAACTCGGGAACGTATAGTCCTGATTATACGCCCAAGAGTCAAGGTCTTATGTCTGCCCCACCCGCTAGTCAATCGCCAAGTGGTACTTTTGTACCCGGCGTTGGCTTAGTTTAAACTTTTTTGCGGGCTACCCACTACCCTCTTCGTGGTGAAGAGCTACTGGTGGCCCCCTATAGAGAGAGAGTAAAATGCAAGCTCAAGCAGTAGAAAATACACCTAAAGTTTCAATGATGAAGTATAAGAATAACTCATCGATTGAAGAAGAAGAAAAAGAAATTGAACGCCTAGAAGCAGAACGAGCGGGAAATTCCGAAGAAGCTAACCAAGAATCAGAAGATTTAAATCCTGAAGAAGAGACGTTTAAGAAACGCTACGGTGATCTTCGACGGCATATGCAAAGTAAAGAGTCTCAGTACGAAGAACAAATTTCTAAACTAAAAAATCAACTGGAGAGTGTTACTAGAAAACAAGTAAAACTACCAAAGAGTGACGAAGAATTAGAAGAGTGGGCAGAACGATACCCTGATGTGGCTAAGATTGTCGAAACAATTGCTACCAAAAAGGCAATTGAAGCACGAAAAGACGTAGAAGAAAAACTAGCTGCTGTTGATAAGATGCAACACGCAGTAAAAGTTAAAGAAGCAGAGACAGAGTTATCTAGGCTTCATCCTGACTACAGTGAATTACGTGCAGATGCAAACTTCCATGCGTGGGTAGAAATACAACCTAAATGGATTCAAGACGCACTATACGAAAATGAAACTGATTTCATAGCCGCAGCAAAAGCTATTGATCTTTATAAAATGGAAACAAAGCCGAAGCCTAGCGCAAAAGATGCAGCTAAGAGTGTTGGACGGCCACGACGTTCTCAAGAACCTGCTTTAGAGACTAAAGCAAAGTGGTCAGAGTCAGTAGTTAAAAAGCTTTCGGGTAAAGATTACGAGCGATTTGAAGATGAAATCATGGAAGCTATTCGTACAGGAAATTTCGAATACGATATTTCTGGTGGTGCTAGGTAATTTTTTACTTGACAAATAAAATTTAGTATGTTATAATATTATCTATACAATAAAAGTGGGCCGTTAATTCGGCCCGCTTCTTCCCAGACACCTCTAATAAATTAGACCACTGTCTGATCTTCCACTAACAGTTACGGAAAATTCAACTACCTGTACAATATTTAGGCCGGAAACCCTACCCTAATGAGTCAGCCTTGAATGCCTAATGTTAGTTCTTTTTAGCAAACAGCCTGAAAGGAGATAACCAATGGCTTTTTCATCGGCTCCTGGTTACGGTAACCTACCTAACGGTAACTTCTCGCCAGTAATCTACAGCAAGAAGGTACAGACTGCGTTCCGTAAGACCAGTATCGTTGAAGATATCACAAATAGTGATTATTTTGGTGAGATCAATAACTTTGGTGATAGCGTTCGCATCATCAAGGAGCCAGAGATCACCGTTAAAGCATATTCCCGTGGCACCGTTGTAATGCCGCAGGATCTAGACGACGAGGACTTTACTCTTGTTGTCGATAAGGCAAACTACTTCGCCTTTAAAATTGACGACATCGAAGAGGCACATTCGCATGTGAACTTCGAATCTCTTGCTTCTGATCGCGCTGGCTACCGCCTTCGTGACCAGTTCGACCAAGAAATCCTTGGTTACATGAGTGGTTTTAAACAATCCGCTATCCACGGCAGTGCCGATACTGCTCGTGTTGCTGGCGATAAGTCCGGTACCGATCCGATCACCGTTGCTGACAATGGTCTACTAGCTTCTATGCTAGTTGCTCGTAACAGCTTCGTTTCTGGTGGTGCTTCTACCGATTCTATCGCTACACACCCAGACGGCTCCACTGGTGAGGCAACCCCTCTACAGGTTCTAAACCGGATGGCTCGTCTTCTTGACCAGCAAAATGTTGACCGCGATGGTCGTTGGGTTGTTGTTGACCCCGTTTTTGCTGAGCAGCTAAACGACGAAAACAGCAAGCTTCTAAACAATGACTTTGCTGGTGGTCAGAATGCTGGCGACATTCTTCGGAATGGCCGTATCATTTCTGGCATGGTTCGTGGTTTCCGCGTTTACCTTTCAAATAACCTACCTTCAATTGGCACTGGTCCTGCTACCATTGACACCAATGGTTCCGCCACTAACTACGGTGTGGTCCTCGCTGGTCACGATTCTGCAGTTGCCACTGCTTCTCAAATTGAAAAGGTAGAGACATATCGGGATAACGACAGCTTTGCTGATGTTGTCCGTGGTATGCATCTCTATGGCCGGAAGATCCTTCGTCCAGAAGCTCTAGTCCGTGCTCATTATAATATTGCCGGTTAAGGGGGAGATGAATCATGGCTCTAGGTGATAATACTCTTACCGTTGCTCGTGGCAATAGCGCTCGTGGTCGCCAGCCGTACTATGTGCAAGGTTTTGTAAACTTTGCTACTGCCGCGACTGACAAGGGCGGTGCTCTTGCTGCTGCTGACGTTATCCCGGCTCTTACCGTTCCAGCAAATCATGTGATTCTAGCTGCTGGTCTTGAAGTTTCCGTCGCTAATGTTGGTGGTTCTTCGGACGTAACACTAGATCTCTCGACTGCTGGTGGTGACATCTTTGTTGACGGTTTTGACTATGACGCTGCTGCCGTGGGTGACTACGGTGCAGCCGATGGAGACTTCCGTCCGGTAGTAGTCGGCGGTACCGCTGATAACCTCGATGTTAAAATTGCAACTGCAACTACCGCCCCAACAGGCGGTGAAGTGCGGGTCTGGGCTGTCCTAATGGACATCGATGACTCTGGTTCGATGGTTGCTGACGAGGTTTCACGCGACGTAGCTTAATTGTAGTATTGGGGCGGGGCTTCGGTCCCGCTCCTCTACTTTTAGGATTTTTCATGGCGACAACTTTTATTACATTAGTAAATGATACTTTACGCCGTCTAAATGAAGTAGAGATTGCCTCTGCTGATTTTGAGACGGTAATTGGTTTTCGTGCTCAAGTAAAAGATGCAGTTAATGCAGCGCTACATGAAATTTCACAACGTGAATACTTTTTTCCTTTTAATTTTACTCAAGGTAGTTTAACACTATCTTCCGGTGTGGATAGATACACACTAGCATCTAATGTTAAAATTGCTGATTGGAATACTTTCCGTATTAATTATGATGCGGGAAATAATTTTTCGGCCCGTAAACTTCGTCAGATAGATTATAACAATTATCTTAGTACATATTTTGAACGAGACAACGAAGCGGGATCTGGTGATTACGATCAACCCATGTATATTTACAGGACTCCCGGTAACAGTGCGG